GGAGAGGGAAAAGGAGATAAACAATGCCAAATTATTTAGTCTATAAAGCAGGAGTCGCCAGTGTTGGTCAATACCAGATGAGTGCAATTCCATATGCAACATCATCAGTCCCGGTGCCCATAGGCACGCCGGTTGAAATTCCTTTTCCGAGAATAACAAAGTTTATAACGATTAGAAATGTTATCCCTACGGCCTCTACCGACCAATCTTTTAGAGTTGGGTTTTCTTCGCTTGGTACAGCGGGAGCAGTTCCACAACAGCACAACTTTCTCGTTTTGGCGAATGGAGAGTCATATACCGCAGAATGGCGCCTAGCTAGCGTTTTTCTAATGGCCGAGAGTGCGACAGCTGCTTCGTCAGCTTCTATCATTGCAGGCCTAACGGCGATCTCCACCGCGTCTCTTGGGTTTGATAATTGGTCGGGTTCTTTGGGGATTGGATAAAATAATTTTCCGTTGTGAGCAATTATTACTATTTATTTTGATAAATTATCGCACGCAACAGGAGTATTCTAAATGAGTTCTATGCTTGATCAAGCCATTATCGATGCCACCGCTCTTAAAGAGGCGGCAATTAAAAACGCTGAACAAGAAATCTTGGAAAAATATTCACAAGATATCAAAGAGGCTGTAGACGCCCTCCTAGACCAGGATGACGTGCTGGGCNTTGAAGAACCAGCGGAAGAAGACGAGGTCGTGGGTGACATTCCCCTTGCTGCCACCGGCGGCGAGGAGCTTTGCGGTTGCCCCGACGAAGACGAGATTGTTACTGTAGATCTTGTTCAGCTTATGAAGCAGGCTGATGTCGAAGAGCCCGAAGTGGCTGAACTATCTGGCCGCGAAGAGCTTGCTGAAGAAATTGGCGATGAACAAGAACTTCGTGGAATTGAAACATCCGAGGCCGAAGAGAACGAGGAGGCCGCCTCCGAAGAAGAAGAAGCCGAAGAGGATGAAGATGTTGATCTGGATGAGGGCGACCTCAAAGAATTGGCAGAAGAATTAACTTTTGAGTACGAGGCCAAGCCGACAGGATATGCCAGCGGCACTCCAGTTGCCGATCTCGAACAAGAACAGCTTGTACAGCAAGTCCAGAAAGATATTGAAGAAGCCGGTAAAGAAAAAGCCGATCTTAAAGAAAGTCTAGACAAACTAAATAAACAAAACCAAAAGTTTAGAAAAATTATCCTTCAACTTAAGGATAAGCTTGATGAAGTATCGGTCTCCAACGCGAGACTTTTATATACTAACCGTGTGTTAGAAAACCCCTCCTTGAATGAGCGACAAAAATCTAAAATTGTCGAAACGATTTCTAAAGCACAAACGATTGAGAAGGCACAGATGATCTATGAAGCCCTTCAAAGTGCAGTGGAAGGCGCAATCTCGAAAAGAGAAAGGCCGGAATCACTGAACGAAGTTGTCTCCAAACCATCAACTATGTTATTCTCTAGGCGTGAAGAAAGACAACAGTCTGATCACGTCTTAACACGGATGCAGCGTTTAGCTGGAATCAAAAAATCATAGGAGGATTTAAAAAAAATGTCAGTGTTACAAAAATTAACAGAAGGCATCGTTAATCGTGACCTCCAAAGAGAAGGTGATGCTCTCCTCTCCAAGTGGGAGAAGACTGGTCTTCTTGAGGGTCTTGATGGCGATAGTGCCAAGAACGGTATGGCCGTTCTTCTTGAAAACCAAGCCAAGGAGCTTCTCCGCGAAGCTTCCTCGATGGCTGGTGGCGATGTTGAGGGTTTCGCAGCTGTTGCGTTCCCCATCGTTCGTCGTGTCTTTGGTGGGCTAATTGCCAACCAACTCGTTTCAGTACAGCCGATGAGTCTACCTAGTGGACTTATCTTCTTCCTGGACTTCACCTATAATGATACTCGCGCTGGCCTTACGGCTGGTGAATCAGTTTACGGTGGAGGCATTGTCGGTAGTGAGTTGACCGGTGGTGTTTCTGATGTGACAGAAGCTGGTGGTGGTTTCTATAACCTCCAAACTGGCTATTCGTCACCGACTGCTAGTTCTGCCGTTATTCAACTTAGGCAAACTGCCGGGTTTACTGCCACTACTGTTGGGGCCCTCACTGATGCACAGAAGAAAATGATTCGGTTTGATCCGGATGTTCTTGCTTTGCCTGACGCCACAGCGATTGTGCAGCTTAATTTTAGACTTTCTGGTGCTGCAAACATTAATACCGATAACTTGACGAGTATTGAGTGGACCACCGCCAACGACGACGTTCTTGTTCGACGCCTAACTCGCGTTACTGCATCGGCGGGTATTACAGTGGCAAATCAAATTGTTGATGTTACTCTTACCGCCGCGGATGGAGCGTTGACTGTTGCTGCCAATGACGTTGTGACCGCGACGTGGAATATCGTAGACAACTTTAATAATGCGAACGCTCTTGGTTCGGTTGTTGGTGCGGACCCGTGGGACCTTGAAGGCTCGGGTGATGGCGCTACAACTTTCGATGGTATTCAAAGAAATAACATGCCTGAAATTGATATCAAAGTCAATAGCGTGGCAGTTACGGCGATTACCAAGAAGCTTAAGGCTAAGTGGACTCCGGAACTTGCGCAGGATCTCAATGCGTATCATAATATGGACGCAGAAGTTGAACTTACGAGTATTCTCTCTGAGCAAATTGCTCTTGAAATTGATCGTGAGATTCTCAACGATCTTGTTGAAGGTGCAACTGCTGCAACTTATTACTGGTCTCGCCGACCGGGTCGATTTATTGATCGGGGAACTGGTGTAGACATCAGTACTAAGTCTAACGAATCGTTGCTTGGTGCGGACTTTACTGGTACTGTTTCCGAATGGTATGAGACTCTCATTGAGACCATCAATGATGTGTCGGCTCGTATTCATGTGAAGACACTTCGTGGAGGTGCCAACTTCCTCGTTTGTAGTCCTGAAGCGGCTAATCTTCTTGAGTTTACAGCGGGCTTCCGCGCATCTGTGACAGCAGACGCAGAAGTTGGTCAAGCTGGTGCCGTGAAGATTGGTGCTATCAGCAAGAAGTGGGACGTGTATGTTGATCCATACTTCCTACGAAATGTTATTCTTGTAGGTCGTAAGGGTAGCTCTTTCCTAGAGAGTGGCTATGTTTATGCCCCGTATGTGCCTCTCCAAGTAACCCCGACTATCTTCGGTGTCGAGGACTTCGTGCCCCGTAAGGGCGTGATGACCCGGTATGCCAAGAAGATGGTTCGACCGGATGCTTATGGTGTGGTCATTATCAAAGACTTCCTCGGCTAAAATAGCTCGGTAGTTTAAAAAGAACCCCCGCACCNNNGGTGCGGGGGTTTTTGTTTGTGTATAACTATTTAAGGTGTACTAAAGGAGGTCTTATGAATGGCCGTTCCCACGCTAACACCAGTAAGCCAGACAAGCGCAATTGTATTGCCTGTGACTGGGGCTCATGCTAACGTAAACTCTACAACCAACCCATTGCCTTTTGGGGTTTATACGGGGCCTGCGGGTACGCAGAACTCAACTGACTTCGTATCTGGCGCTGTTGATCAGGTTGCCTACGTTTATAAAAAGCTGGGCGGCGATGTTCTTGATGTAGAAATAACGCAATACCAAGTTTATGCCGCCTATGAAGAGGCAGTTTTAGAATATTCATACATTGTTAACATCCATCAATCAAAAAATGTTCTTTCTGATGTTATTGGGGCCACGACCGGAACCTTTGACCACGATGGTGAGATAATAGCTGGTCCGACAAACGTAGCCATTAAACTTCCCCAATTTACTTTTGCTTATTCCAAAAGAGTATCTGATGGCGCGGCCTCCGAAGCCGGTGTTGGCGGCAACAGGACGATTTATTCAGCAAGCTTTAATACATCAGCCAGCGCTCAAGACTACGATCTCCAACAGATTTTAAGTTCATCGGCGAACAACACATCAAATTCTTATTTTGGGCTGGTGGGGAATAAAAAAGTTTCCATTAGAAAGGTTTATTATAAATCACCATATGTTATGTGGAGATTCTTTGGGTATTACGGTGGTTTAAGCGTTGTCGGAAACCTTCACAACTATGGTCAGTGGAGTGATGATTCGACATTCGAGTTGGTTCCCACGTGGCAGAACAAACTCCAAGCAATGGCGTTCGACGATTCAATATATACTAGAATTTCTCAATATTCTTATGAGCTGAGAAATAATAAACTTAGANTCTTCCCAGAAGTTACGAACGCAGGTCCTGATAAACTTTGGGTTGAGTTCATGGTTTCTGAAGATCCCTGGGATTACGATGCCAATAAAGAGAATGGCACACTGGGCGTCAACAACATGAATACGGTCCCGTTTGCTAATATTCCATATGTTAATATTAATTCTATTGGAAAACAGTGGATTAGGAGATTTTGTTTGGCCCTCTGCAAAGAAATGTTGGGGCAAGTGAGAGGGAAATTTAGTACTGTACCAATTCCTGGTGAGTCGGTAACGCTGAATCACTCTGAGCTTTTATCTCAGGCCAAAGAGGAACAAGAAAAATTAAGAGAAGAACTTAAAACAGTTCTTGATGAATTAACTTATGCTAAGCTGGCGGAGATTGATGCCGTAAAACTCGAATCAGCAAACAAGACACAGCAAAATGTGCCGTTAACTATATTTGTGGGGTAATGAGAGATGTCAAAATGGTCACAACCCCCTCAGCCCCCACCTCCAATGTTCTTGGGGGAAAAAGAAAGAAATCTTGTTAAGCAAGTTAATGATGAATTAATTGAGCGGGTTATTGGACAACAGGTTCTTTATTATCCGATAAGTGTAGAACATACGGACTTTCATGATATTTATGGTGAGGCAATTAAAAAAACATTCTTGCCACCCATTAGGGTTTATGCTCTTGTCGAGTGGGAAGGAATAGAAACAAAGACAGATACGAGCTACGGAGTGGATAAGATGTCAGAAATAACTGTTCATTTTCATAAAAGAAGGCTGACCGAAGATCAAGATCTTTTTGTTCGAGAGGGCGACTTTGTTCTTTATGGTAATCTTCATTATGAAATAGTGACACTTAGCGA